AAAAAAGAGCTGCTAGAAGAAAAAGAGCGGTTTGGCTCTCTTCGTACAAGGTGGCAGACTTATACCCTGTTAACTCAAGCGGTTGACAAGCGAGGAATCCCACTGACCATTCTATCATTGCAGCTTCCCAAAATTAATGCTGAATTAACAAAGATCTTGTTGGGCGTTGTGAATTTCGATATTAGCATTGAATCAAAGATGGACTCAAATAACCTTGACATCTTTATAGATTATGGGGACTCAAAAAGAATCATAGAATGTGGTTCTGGAATGGAGAAGATGATTTCTTCACTAGCCCTACGGGTCGCTTTGATTAACATCTGTAACGCACCAAGAAGTGACGTCTTAATTATTGATGAGGGCTTCGGCGCTTTGGATGACAAAAATATAGAAGCTTGCAGCCGTTTACTAATATCTCTTAAGAAGTATTTTTCTAATATTCTTATCATCTCGCATGTTGACGCAGTCAAAGATATCGTTGATAATGTGCTAGATATTCAGAAGGTTGGACGAGATGCAAAAGTTAGATATTGCGAGTGATGCTCAAAATAACCAGTTTGTCCCTCTAGATTGTCCTATCTGCGGATTTTTATTTCGTGATTTTCAAGATTGCATGCAATATTTAGAGAGCAAGTGTTGTGTCGAGTGCTGGATTAGCTTTTTAGAGCCAATTAGAAAATTAAACAAAGATGAAAAATATGAGCCAAATTCAGAAGAGATCGATAAGTGGCGAGAAAAGGTTTCGCCAGGTGAATAGTTAAATACGGGAGTTAACGAATGTTTACGGTTGAAGAAGTACGTGCTTTGGGCAATTGCCTGAATATAACATGGGGAAAGTCTGTTGACAATCTCAAATTATCTCATAAGTTCAATGGCGATCTTTTAGAGCTTCGGTTTGATAGTATCGTTCATTTTGCTGCTGAACAAGCCCTACGAAGTCAAGTTACGAACCTCAGAGAGATATCAAATGATATTTTCACTGATGGTGTGAAGAAGATCAAGGCTGATTTTAAAGACGCCGCCGATAGGACGTTGAAGGTGTCTGAGCTTTCTAGAAATGATACTATAGAAATGGTTCAAGCCACCTCCAATTCTCCCCGAAAGGTTGCGTATTATCGGGCTTTTTTAACATTGCAAGTAAGTTAACGATGTTGAATGCCTCCTTTATCCAAACAGAAACAAGTCGCTGAAATTGTAAAGTGCGGTAAAGATCCTGCGTACTTTATAAATCGATACGTCCAAATTCAGCATCCGATACGCGGGCGTATTCCATTTCACACATTCCCATTTCAAGATGATTGTTTAGTCCACTTTAATGATCATCGCTTCAACATAGTCGTTAAGTCACGCCAGCTTGGGTTGTCAACCTTGACAGCTGCATATGCTGTGTGGATGACAATGTTTAGAAAAGATAAGACTGTCTTGATCATAGCTACTAAGCTGGCAGTTGCTCAAAACTTTATTAAAAAAGTAAAGATAGCGTTAAGTGGAATCCCTAAGTGGATGTGGATTACTGAAATAACCGCAAAGAATACACAAGCGATTGAGTTTTCGAATGGTTCAATGATTAAGGCTATTCCTACCTCTGAAGACGCCGGCCGCTCCGAAGCATTAAGCCTATTGATTGTTGATGAAGCTGCCTTTATTCGTAATTTTGATGAACTATGGAAGGGCCTGTATCCTACACTGTCCACAGGTGGTAGAGCGATTGTTGTTAGCACGCCTAATGGAACGGGTGGTCAATATTATGACTTATGGAAACAAGCTGCTGAAGGAACGAATGAATTTAATCCCATAAAATTGCCTTGGGATGTGCATCCAGAGCGAGACGATGAGTGGTTTAATAAAGAATCGTTAAACATGAATAAGCAGCAGATCGCTCAAGAGCTGTTATGCGATTTTCAAGCATCAGGAAACACTTTTCTATCAATTGAGGAGATAGAGAAATTACGTTATAAAGTTCGCACGCCGCTCGAGAAGTGGGGTCCGGAAAATAATGTATGGGTATGGAAATATGCGCTAGAGGATCATGAGTATGTAGTCTCTGCCGACGTTTCGAGAGGTGATGGAAAAGATTATTCTACTTTCCATGTCATTGATACAACAGTGTCAGAGGTGGTCGCTGAATTTCGTGGAAAGGTACCTCCAGATCAATTAGCATATTTGTTAATAGAGGCAGGTAGAAGGTATCATGAAGCCATGCTTTGTCCTGAAAGCAATACATTCGGATACGCTGTTTTAATGAAGCTACAAGAATTAGGGTATAGAAACATTTATTTTTCCAAAGAAAAGGATAAATTTAACGCATTATATGGCACGGGTCCAATTGGTAAGGCAGGGTTTTCGACTCAAGGCGGCAGTCGTGCTAAAATTCTCACTAAGTTAGAAGAGATGATTAGAAACGAAAAAGTTGATGTATATTCACAAAGACTGGTTGATGAGCTAAAGACGTTTGTGTGGACTAACGGAAAAGCTCAAGCTCAGCGTGGGAGAAATGACGATCTTGTAATGTCTTTTGCCATTGGTCTTTGGCTTTACGACGGAGACTCTCATTCTTCAAAGAAGACAGTGGATATCAACAAAGCGATGTTGCAGGCATTTGCAATTAATAAAAAAGAAGAGCACCCAAAACGAAACATGTCCAATTTTGCTCAGCAGGTCGGGATGTTTACCGCTCGTGGTTGGCCTATAGCTGTGGATGAAGAGCATCCTGCAGTATCTGGCTCTGTGGATTTCAGTTGGTTGCTTTAGGTTTAGATGGAAGGTTAGATGGCAAATAAGGGAAACATATTTCAGAGGCTAACAAGTCTTTTTAGGGCCGGCCCAGTTGTTAAGCGTAAGGTTCGGATGCAAACGCCCGGCGCTTCCTCCTCTGCTGCCCAGCTTTTTAAGCGGGCTCACAATGACGTCTATAATACGACATTAAGTGCGTATGGTTCCTTCGACCGGATGTCTCGGTACTCTGATTTTGCAGAGATGGAAGCTACACCAGAAATTGCTTCTGCTCTTGATATCTATTCTGAAGAAACGACTAGTCCTGATGAACACGGACGCGCGCTCCATATTTTTTGTGAAAATGATATTCAAAAAGAGCTTTTAGAAACGCTTTTTTATGATACTCTAAATGTTGAGTTTAACCTTGTAATGTGGGTACGAAATCTTTGCAAATATGGCGATTTTTTCCTGTTCAACGATATCGATCCTGAGTTTGGTGTTGTTAACGCTTTCCCAATTCCTATTTCGGAAATGGAGAGAGAAGAAGGTTTTGATCCAGAAAATCCCGGTGCAGTAAGATTCCGGTGGCTCACACAGGGAAACAGTGTATTAGAGAACTGGCAAATAACACACTTTCGCTTGCTGGGGAATGATGCATTTTTGCCTTATGGGTCCTCTGTTCTAGAATCGGCTAGAAGAATTTGGCGACAGCTTATCCTTATTGAGGATGCAATGCTAGTTTATCGAGTAATTCGTGCTCCTGAACGACGAGTATTTTATATTGATGTTGGTAACGTTCCACCGGAAGATGTTCCAAATTATTTAGAGCAAGCAACTAGCACATTAAAAAGAGCTCCAGTTATTGATAAAGACAATGGAAAAGTTGACTTGCGTTATAACCCTCTTTCGGTAGACGAAGACTACTTTATTCCTGTACGTGGTGGGGACAGTGGTACAAAGATCGACACCCTCGCCGGGGGCCAGAATACAGCAGCAATCGAAGATGTTGAATATATTCAGAAAAAATTATTTGCTGCGTTAAAAATTCCTCGAGCATATCTTGGTTATGATGAAGACGTCGGAGCGAAAGCGACACTCGCACAAGAAGACATCCGGTTTAGCAGAACAATTCAGCGAATTCAGAAAACAGTAATCGCCGAATTAAACAAAGTCGCTATGATCCACCTCTTTGTGCATGGATACGAGGGTGAAGACTTAATTGACTTTGAGCTTAAACTTTCCAATCCATCTTCTGTGGCTCAATTGCAAAAACTTGAATTAATATCAACCCGTTTTGATATTGCTGGCAAGGTTCCCGAGGGAATGCTTGATAGACGGTGGGTTCAGAAAAATGTTCTTGGTCTAACAGACAAGGTTATCGATGAAATTAATGAAGGTAGAAAAGAAGATAAGGTCCTCGATGCAGATGTCGAAGCCGCCGCCGCAGGTGGCGAAGGCGGTGACATGGGTGGTGGCGACATGGGTGGAGGAGATATGGGCGGTGGTGAAGAAGCCGGTGGTCTGTTCGCAGCAGATGAGCCACACGGTCCACTCTTAACAGCCCTACCCGGTGATGGGAACAAGCAAGCCGAAGAAGAAGAAGAAGAAGATGATGATATTGATATAAGCGCTCTTTCGATTGATGATCCAGATGCTCCCTTGAAAGCCCAGTCATCAGTTAAGAGAGTTTTCGGGAAGCCAACTCCCGGAACTAAAGCAAAGAGAGGGCCACTAACGACTCAAATGCCAGACTTTAAGAAGATGGTAACCCATTCCCGACCACAGGACTCTTTAAGAAAACCATACGGTGAAGATTATCTTCGACCTGCATTCGAGGGCATAGAATGGGATGAGCGAGATACTTACGATAGTATGTCAAGATCTACTAGACCAATGATGACACCAGAGATGAGGAGCGCAATGCAATCGCTCTCCTCGATTTTAACTCCTGAAGGTGGCGTGCTGTTGTCAGAAGCAGCCGAAAATGAGGAAGAAATATTCGACCTCGATGAATACGATACCGGAGACATAGATGAAAGTTAAGCACAATAAGAAAAGGAATGTCGGCATTCTTTTTTCGCAATTATCAGAATATATTTCGAGCGCCCTCGTTGAGGGGCGTGAAAAAGATGCCCACATCGCGCTTGGAATTCTTAAGAAGCACTTTGCAAAAGGGTCGCAGCTGCACAGGGAGTTTCGCCTTTTTCGAGCGCTGGTTACCACATCAGTCCCAAGTTCTTCACTGGCTGTATCTATAATAAGTGAAGCACGAAATGCTTCTAGAAATATGGACGTCTCAAAATTAAGGCAAGAAAAATCTGCCCTAATCAAAGACATCAATTATAAGATTGCCGAGGAGGGCTTCTACACAAGACGTGTTATTGAATATAAGGCTTTTGCAACTGTCCAGACATTATTAAATAATTGGCGTCGCAAAGAATCCGATATTGATGTTACCACGAAGTTTGAAGCATCTCTCCATGAGCATCTCTTAAGAGAAAAAGCGGTAGTAAACTTAAGCTCTATGTCTACACCCGACGTTAATCGTTTGACGGTACAGATAATGCAGGAAAAACTTCAAGAAAAATTCGGACAGATCTTAAA